GTGTGTCATGAGTGTGAGAGCATCCATGACATGCACGACATAGATGAGTGGGGTTGCCCTAGTTGTAAGCAGGAGACCCCCTCCGATGAAAATATAGATTGGGATGAGCAAGAGTGTGCTAATTCAAGATGGAGGGAAGAGAATGATTAATGTACTTAGTTTATTTGATGGGATGTCTTGTGGTCAGATTGCACTGGAAAAAGCTGGCATAGAGGTTGATAAGTATTATGCAGCAGAGATCGATAAGTATGCAATTAAGGTAGCCAAAGCTAACTATCCTGACATGATACACTTAGGTGATGTTCGTGAGGTTAAAGCTGACAGCTTACCCAAGATTGATTTACTTATCGGTGGCTCGCCTTGTCAGGGCTTCAGCTTTGCAGGTAAGCAACTCAACTTTGATGACCCCCGTAGCAAATTGTTTTGGGAATACGTACGCTTGCTCAAGGATCTTAAACCTAAATACTTCTTGCTTGAGAACGTCAAGATGAAGAAAGAGAGCATGGATGTTATCACTGAGGCGCTAGGTGTTGAGCCTGTCTTTATCAACAGCAACTTAGTGTCAGCGCAGAACAGGCAAAGGTACTATTGGACAAACATCCCTATGGATAAACTGCCTGATGATAAGGGTGTTGTACTTGCTGACATCTTAGAGGGTGGTCATGTAGATCGTGACAAGTCGCATTGCATTGATGCTAACTACTTTAAGGGTGGCAACCTCAAGTCCTACTTTGAGAAGCATCGTAGGCAACTTGTTTTCAGTGACGATGGAATGTGTCATGTAGGTGATGCTGATCTTAAGGGTCACGACTACAACAGACGGGTGTACCATCCCGATGGAAAAGGACCAAGTTTATGTGCCAGCAGCGGTGGCAATCTTGAGCCTAAAACCTATATTAAACCCAACTCTTGGCGCAAGCTAACGCCACTAGAGTGTGAGCGTCTACAGACTGTACCTGAGGGCTACACTGATCACGTCTCTAACACTCAGCGTTACAAGATGCTAGGCAATGGCTGGACTGTAGATGTAATCAAACATATCTTTGAAGGAGTAAAGCAATAATGACCCCTGAGATGGAAATAGAGCTACGGGAACTGGGTATTCTTTTACCTACTGAGGATCAGTATGAGCAGGAGAGCGAGCTTGTACGCTACGACACTAGCTACAAGATGCCTGAGCTAGATGAATATGGAGAGCCGCCATGGTAAATAGAAAGCCTAACCCTATGGCTAAGGATCTGAGGCAACCTAAATATAAACCAAGGGTTGTCCCAGATAAAAAGAAGCCTATATTAAGTAGGAAGCGTAAACATAAGAAGGAGGTTTAAATGTATTGTGTAATTAACAGTGACAACATTATCATAGCTCTGTTCTTGTTGGAGTCAGATGCTCAAGATTTTGTGTATTGTTGTCGTGACCCCTACAGTAGAAAAGACTATAAAGTGGAATACAGAGAGGAGTATTTATATGTCAAACTCGATTGAAGTAACGTATGTAGATCACATGGGATCTGACTTATCTGTAGCTAATGCGGCAAGGGTAAGCTTTGGTAAGCGTAGCGAGATGGACACGAGTGACGTATGGGGTCCACCTAAGCTTAAGGATAAGGACGCCAAGCTTATAAAGTACTTAGCTAAGCATAAACATCTTAGCCCGTTTGGGCATTGCTTTGCCAGCTTCCACATCAAGGCACCAGTCTTTGTAGCTAGACAGTTAGTCAAGCATAAGTTCCTACGATGGAATGAAATCAGCCGTAGGTATGTTGACAGTGAGCCTGAGTTTTACGAGCCTGATGTATGGCGTGGACGTAGTGCTGATAAGAAACAAGGCTCTGAGGGTACGCTTGAGGATGTATCAACAGCAATTATATCAGGTGAAAACTACGGTGAATTAGATTGGATTGACTACAAGTATGTTGCGAGTACCACGTATCACGAATTAATATGTCAAGGTGTATGCCCAGAGCAAGCCCGTATGGTACTACCACAGAACATGATGACTGAGTGGTACTGGTCAGGTAGCTTGGATGCCTTTGCTGATATGTGTGCGTTGCGTTGTAAGCCTGATACACAAGCTGAAACAGCAGAGGTAGCGTGGGAAATTGATTGTAGCATGGTAAAATTGTTTCCTGTGTCGTGGAGAGCATTAAGAGATGAATAAACGTATACCTATGAAAGGCGGTGATGAATATGATGCCCTAAGTAAATCACGTAAGTTCCTACGATGGAAAACAGGACAGATAAAGAAGATCAAACGTGCCTATAACAAAAGGTTCCGTAAGTATAGTAAAGGAATAAACTATGAAGAGTGACATAATTAAAATAACAGAGATAGAAGAGCATGAGGATGGTAGTGCTACACTACAAGTAGAGTGTGATCCAGAAACCTTTATGGCTATCTTTGACGTAGGCTTTGTAACATTAGTAAAAGCTGGCTTAGAGAAGGAGAAAAGTGATGGGTAGGTATGTAGTGGAAATAGAGGTTGAGAAGGGAGAGTACACTTTCGTAAGGAAGGAGAACCCTTGGACGTATGACACTGAGGTATGGATCTTTAGTAGCCGTGAGGAAGCCCAGAGAGAGGTTAAGAAGTGGAATACGGGTAGAGTAGTGGAGTATCTATAATGTTGTTCTATACTGTCCTTGTATTGAGCTACACGTTAAATGGTGACTACCTACAAGCTAAGGTCATCTTCCCTAGTGCTAGGGCCTGTGGAGACGCTCTACCAACCTATTATGAGCCTGTGTATGCCCTAGATAGGAATGCCATAGGTCAATGCCTAAAGACTGAGGTTATATCAGCCTCTATCAAACCTAAGAGACGTCCCGATGGAAACGGGTGAGTTAATCCCTTACATAATAACTATGGGTATTGTTATATCTGCACTTGCAGCACTGCCCGTAGGAATTATGTTAGGTTTATATATAGCAATTAGAGATACCATGAAGTGGTGGAAAGATAAGACATGAAACCAGAAACAATTATGATGATGTGCGAGGGCTTGGCCCGTAGATATAAAAACCCTAATCACTACGAGGATCTTGTAGGTGAGGGTGTATTACAATGCTACGAGATCCTAGCTGAAGACCCCAAACCCCATCCAGCGAAATTATATCGTGAGGCTAATCGTAGGATGCACGACTACCTTAACTTAGATATATTTCCAGTCGATATACCCGCCTCTGATGTGTCACGTAGGCTAAGTAGAAATATAGATACAGAGGAATTTGGGGACCATACTTGGAGCGAAGATGGTATTAATTACCTAAGAAACATTCTTAGCTCTGAGATCATACCTTTTGATACAGCGTCTTTGTTTAACGAGACAGTCGAGGAGAACTACGAAGAAACGGACTTTTACAATAAACTAAATGAACAGATAGAGTTGATCTTCAATGATGACGATAGGCTTCTGCTGCACATGAAGTTTGTAGAGAACATGACTCAATCAGATATGGGTGACTTCTTTGGTATATCTCAGCAAGGAATAGATCAAAGAGAGAAAAAGCTATTTGCTCAACTGAGAAAGATAGTTACAAATTTGCAACAGATACAAAAACTTTAGTTGTCTTATTTGTTAAATTCAAAAGTAGGTGCCTATAGTATTATGTCCCCCTTTCGTTAAGGCCGATTGTTGTAGGTATGGTAGTAATAATAAGGAGTAAGTATGAATACAGATGTACATGATAACGTGAGAGATCAACCGTGTCCCTATGTGGACTGTGGTTCATCAGATGCTTTTAACTATAACACTAGAGGCTTTGGTAAGTGCTTCTCTTGTGGGAGTAGTTATCCTTCTAGGAAGGCAACCTTTGATTGGGCTAATGACAAGTACCCCGTCAGTGGAAATACGACCTCAGAGAGCTTAAGAGAGGCTCAGGATGGTGGTAGTTATACAGCTATGCGAGGTATATCAGAACGCACTATGGAGCAGTATGACGTTCTTACATATCCTAACGGTACTCAAAACTACGTGTACCCCAGCGGGGGAATAAAAACCAGGAATCTTAGGGAGAAGGATTTCTATGCAAGCAAAGGGTTTAAGACTGACGAATTGTTCGGTATGAACTTCTTTACTGCTGGCTGCTCTAATGTCTTAACGATAACAGAGGGTGAGGTAGATGCCATGTCTGCTTACCAGATGTTAAGCTCTAGGGATACTTACCTCAATCCTGTAGTCTCTCTACCATCAGCTACCCCCTCCAAGGCACTTTGGGAGAAGTGTAAGCCTTACCTAGATAGCTTCCAGAAGATTATCTTGTCTGTAGATAATGATGAGGCTGGCAACGGTATTGCCGCAAAGATCGCTAAGATGTTTCCTAACAAGGTGTATCGTGTCTCTCACAATAAGTATAAGGACGCTAATGACTTCTTGACCGCTGGTGCAACAACAGAGTTTAAGAATGCTTGGTTCAACTCCTCTAAGTATGTACCTGACAATATCTTCAATACTACTGAGCAGTTCCTTAACTTGTACCATGACACTCCAGAACACCAGTACGTTCCTACAGGTATTGAGGCTTTAGATGAGAAAATCTTAGGTCTCATGCAAGGTCACTTCACAGTTATCAAGGCACCTACAGGCATAGGTAAGACAGAGGTAATGCGGTACTTAGAATATAACATGCTCAAGCGTAAGGTTCCTATTGCTACATGGCACCTAGAGGAAACTAAGTTACGTTCTTTGCTTGGGCTTGTGTCTTATGAAGCTAAGGACAATCTTACACGTAGGGATCTTATTGAAGAGTCTGGCTCAGAGGAAGAGGTTATCAAAGCTATTGAGAGCTTAACCAAAGATGAGTTACTATATCAATTCTATCTTGAGGAGAACCAAGGGGCTGATGATCTATGTGATCAAATACGTTTCTTTAGTCAGGCTTGCGGATGTAAGTTTATATTCTTCGAGCCGATACAGGATGTAGTTACTGGACATTCAGAGGAGAGTAAGGAGCAACAGCTTGCTGATCTATCGGTTAGACTATCTAAGCTTGCAGCAGATCTTAACGTAGGTATCGTAACTATTGCTCACACCAATGAGTATGGAGATCCTAAGTATTGCAAGATGATTGGTCAGAGGGCTTCTGTAGTCTTAGACTTAGAAAGAGACAAGGAAGCTGACACATTAGAAGAGAGGAATACTACATTGATTACGGTACAAAAAAACCGACCCTGTTCCATCGAAGGCAAGGCCGGTAAGCTGAGATTCAGCACTGATACGTTTATGTTAAGAGAGGTACTTTAATGAGAATATTTGATATAGAAACAGATGGCTTCAATAGCACAAAGATCCACGTAGTATCTTGGTCAGATGACTTAGGTAAGACAGTAAACTCAACACATGACTACGATGAGATGCGTGAGGTATTTAAAGTTGATACACTCGTAGGACACAGCATTGTTAGGTTTGACATCCCCGCAGTAGAAAAAGTGCTAGATATAAAAGTTAAGGCTCGTCTCATAGATACCTTAGCTGTAGCTTGGTATGTAGATCATGAACGTGGTAAGCATGGCTTAGAAGGCTACGGAGAAGACTACGGAATACCTAAACCTAAGATTACTGATTGGCAAAGTCTGACACCTCAACAATACGCTCACCGTTGTGAGGAGGACGTTAAGATCAACTCTAAGTTATGGGTAGCTTTAGACAAGAAGCTTAACAAGCTGTACGACAACAAAGAGGATAAAAACCGCCTTATAGACTACCTAACCTTCAAGATGGAGTGTGCAGCAGAGCAAGAAGCCCTACAGTGGAAATTAGATGTAACTAAAGCTCGTACACACCTAGAGGTATGGGAGACACTGAAGGCTGAGAAGATCGAACAGTTAGCTAATGCTATGCCAGAGGTTAAGAAATATAAGATGGCAAGCAAACCCTCACAGATGGAGAAGAAGAATGGGGAGTTGTCTGTAGCTGGTGAGAACTGGGTGACTCTTTGTAGACAGTATAAAGTTCCAGTGACTACAACAAAGATGCAAGTGCTGCATAGGGTCGAGAGAGCTAACCCTAATTCTCCTGATCAAGTTAAGTCTTGGTTGTATAGCTTAGGTTGGGAACCAGCTACTCATAAGTATGTTAAGGACAAGGATGGTAAGAATGAAAGAAGTATTCCGCAGATCAGGCGTGATGCAGAATTATGCCCCTCAGTCTTACGACTGGCCCCTAAAGACAAAGCTATACACCTTCTTGATGGGCTTTCTGTTCTCAGCCATCGTATTTCTGTTCTTAAAGGCATGGTTGATTCAGAGCGTGATGGATACGTGCAAGCAACTATCGCAGGATTTACCAACACAATGCGCTTCCGTCATGCAAGACCGTTAGTCAACCTCCCTTCAGTGGAAAAGCCCTATGGTGCTGAGATACGTGGATGTCTGACTGCACCTGATGGCTACACCTTATGTGGGGCTGACATGACTAGCTTAGAGGACACAACCAAGCGTCACTACATGAAACCACTAGATCCTGATTATGTAGCTGAAATGAGTAAAGAGGGCTTTGATCCACATTTAGACTTAGCTAAACATGCTGGTGTTATCACACAAGATGACATCGACAAGCATAACTCAGGGGAACGTAGCTTGAAGTCACTACGCAAGAACTACAAGGTGGTGAACTACAGTGCTACATATGGCGTAGGAGCGCCTAAGCTGGCCCGTGAGACGGGTATGAGCTTAAGAGAGGCTAAGGCACTAATAGATGCCTTTTGGTCACGTAATTGGTCAGTACAGAGGGTCGCAGAGGTAGCTAAGGTTAAAGAGTGCCTGGATGGATATTGGTTATTTAATCCAGTCTCTAAATTCTGGTACAGTTTACGCAATGAGAAAGATAGATTCAGTACACTTAACCAAAGCACAGGAGTATACTGCTTTGATAGTTGGGTTGCTGCATGTAGGAAACAGGGCATTAAAACCATTGGTCAATTTCACGATGAAGTTATCGCCTTGGTAGAAGAAGGAGCAGAAGCAGATGTAAAAGATAAGATGGAAAAGGCAGTATCTCAGCTTAATAAAGAGCTAAGTTTGAACGTACCATTAGGTACAGATGTGCAATTTGGCAACACTTATGCAGAGATACACTAAAGTGTAAAAAAATACCCAGAGGTGCTTATATTTTATTCTTTTAGGTGCCTAATATATAATACAGCCCTAACGAAAAGGAACTCGACACATGGCTAAATACACAATGGATATGGTACTACAGTACGCTAAAGTATTCCCTGAGAACGCTGACTACGGAGACCCTAAAGGTAATCGTGTGGCTAAGAGTATCGCTGATAAAGGTGGTCAATATATCGTACAGGCATACTTCACAGACCCAGATCAAATCAGTCAACTCTTAGAAGAAGGTTTAGATCCAGAGCCAATGAATAGCCCCCGTATTATCGACGGAGATGCTCAGTATGGTATTGGTAAGTACATGAAGCTTAAGCGTATGGTTAAAGATGTTAAGAAATTTACTGACCGCTACGGTAAGCCCTTTGAGAAAGACTATGGTGGCGCACCAAACATTGTCAATCTTACAAATGGTATGGATAAGAAGACACTGTGGAACTTTGAAGAGGACGGACCTCTAGGTAATGGAACTAAAGCCAAGGTTCAATTTGAGACTTACTCTAATGGTGCTGGTGTACGTCTTCTTAACGTAGGTATCACTGAGCATGTACCCTACACTTCAGGAGAGCCAACTGAAGACGATAAAATGTTTATGGTGGGGTAATCAAATGAAGGTAACAATCATCTTTGAGAGCGACAGTGAAGACGATGGGTTTGAGGGTAAGAATGTTATTGAACGTCACAACATAGATGATCTCTGGGCTTTATCTAATGCATATACTGACGCAACTAAGGCAGCTGGGTTTTGTTATGTTACAGATGTAGCCTTTGAGAAAGACGATGGTAAGATGGTCTTTGGGAGCTTCTGATGATAGATGGGAAGGTTTTAATAGATGGTGACATTGTAGCCTATCGTGCGGCTCACGTTACCGATAAAGACTTTCCTGAAGATGCCAAGAGTAAGGTAGATGAACTTATGGGAGATATACTGGATAAAACTACATTGTTCAGTCTTCCCGATGAGTACACCGTCTACCTTACAGGCAAAGGTAACTTCAGGTACTCTATAGCTACTAAGAAAGTCTATAAGGGCAATAGAGTAGCAGCCGTAAAGCCCAGATACCTACCTCTCATCAGGGATTACTTAACTGTGAACTACAATGCTATCACTAGCGAAGGAGAAGAAGCAGATGATCTTATAGCTATAGAAGCAACTAAACTTGGTCCTAGCACTACCATAGCTTCCACAGATAAGGACTTTATGCAGATACCTTGTCATCATTACAACCTAACTAAAGAGACCTTTACAAAAGTCAGTAAGGAAGAGGCTATGCGAGCTTTTTATACCCAACTGCTGACAGGCGATAAAATAGATAACATAGGTGGCGCTCCTGGAATTGGCCCTAAGAAAGCCGTTCAGATCTACAAGGATTGCAAGACAGAGGAAGACTTCTGGAAAGCAGCCCTTGAAGCTTACAAAGGGGATATAGATCACGCCATAGAATGTGCAAGGTTACTTTGGTTAAGACGTAAGGAGGGTGAGCTATGGGAACCACCAGTGAACGTAGAAGACACGCAATAAAGAATGGCTACAGATCTGGTTTAGAAGATGACATAGCTAAAGATCTTAATGATCGAGGTGTAAAGTTTGAATATGAGAAGCTAAAAGTTCAGTGGCAGCTTATTGAGAACAAGACTTACACTCCTGACTTTAAATTACCTAACGGTATCATCATAGAATCCAAGGGCAGGTTTGTAGCAGCAGATAGGAAGAAGCACATAATTATTAAACGACAACATCCTT